TGATTCTGAAATTATCATTTTCATAATTATAAATACATAACTATTATAAAATTAACCATCTAATCTTATTGGTTGTAGTCTTTCCATTATTTGTTCTTTGAACTCTTTATCTATATAATCAGATAAAAATGTATCAATGTCGTTTAGGTGTTCTGATATTTTATAATATTCAATAAGGACTTGAAATTTAAATGAAAAAATGATTGAATCTTTTAATTGTTTATAACAATAACCTAACGAACATCCGGAGTCTAACCATAAATCAACGAGGTCAACCATTGTATCTGTTTCAAGTTGTATAAACCTATCAAGTTCGTGGGATCTTCTTAATATTATATTTTTGATTTTATAATTCACATCATAAAGATATGAAAAAAATTTGAATTAAAAATTTGGTATTTGATTATTTTTTTCTCTTATATAAACATCGTATGTTGAAGTTCCATTGTGTGAAACTCTATCAACTTGACTACCGAAAAAGGCATTTATCTGTGGCATGAATTTTTTTCTTATTTCATAAAGTTCATCAATCGCTTCTTCTGAAAATGGTTTTTTCATAACTGTTGTTATAAGGAGAATTTCACCAAAAATATCATCTTTTCTAATATCAACCATAAAATCCAAGAAATTGTCAGGAAATTCAATATCCTTGGTTAAAAACTTAATCATTTTCTTAACCGCCTTTTCTATTTTGGTTTTTCCAGAATTTTCGGTTTCTTCTTTCAGTATTTTTCTTATGTTTTCTTTTAAATTCATATAATGATAAATATATTATTATAACATAATTGAAACATATTGTGCGACCTTATATCCGGTAAACGCACCCAATGCTGCTGATCCCGGTAAGATAACAAATCTACCTAATCTTGTTTGATACTTATCTCTATTTACAATATACGAGATCAAAATGTAATATAATATGAAATTCAAAAAAACCATCACATCAATTTCTTTTGACATAAAAACCACAATTGAATTACCCATAAATCCCCACATAAAATTAATCAAAGTTTCCCTAATTAATTCCAGTGGTGTTGTTATTGCACCATAAATATTTATCTTCTGGTTAAAACCTTTTTCGTCGTTAGTCATTACATTTTTCATTATTAAAATAATCCAATATTTCTTTTGAAAACATTTTCCGTATACCACTTTTAATTAAAGCATCTTCTTCTTCTTCGGTCGATTCATCATCATTTAATAAATTGTAGTTTGCAAATTTAAGAAAAATATTGTCAGAAACATCATCTACTACCGTTCTATAATAAAATTCGAATGCTTTTTTTTCATTAAATTTTTTCTTGTAATAACAAGGCATCTGATCCATTAATGTCTGGTATAATAAATATCTTAAATCCGAATCAGATATTCTTCTAATGATATATTGTATGTCTTTATCTTGTTTCACTCTTCTTCTTTTTTAAATTCTGTCATATATGAGTAATCAGTTTCAAATCCACTTTGATTTTCTACACTATAAATATTCATATCTATTTTATAACCCGGATTTTCTTTAATCCTATTAAAAGTCCAAGCCTTATCAATCCATATAATTCTATTATTCGGATAAATAAAGTAATTACCATTATCCATTTTAAAGAGGTGTCCACATTTATGTTCCGGAGTTTCGGAAAAATTTGTATCTAACATATTTCTATTTTCGTGAGACCAATCCAATGTAAAAAGATAGATACCTTGTCTTTTTACACCAGTTATCGATATTAAATCTGCTCTTTTTCCACTTAATCTTTCTCTTACATTTACATCTATATAAGATGAAAAACAATCCCAATATATGTGTTCAGTTAATGGTAATGTTTCGGCATCTTTTTTCCAAACAAATGCGTGTATTGGTCTTCTTGTCCAGTTGACACCATTTTCAAGAAATGCTTCAAATAATGGAACTCTTTTTTCTATTGATGCAACACTATGAACGTCAGCCATTGTGAATTCCCCTTGACCTTTTTCGTGATTGAATAAAAATTCATTCCGTATAAAACAAGTTAGTGTTGGTATATTTGCATTTAGATATGCCATAATTTATTTTTTATTTACCAAACATTTCAGATTCTCGTTGTCTTCTAACTTTAAGTCCCGGAAACACACCAAACATATGTTTGCTTGTTCTTTTTATTTCTTCTTTTGCTTTTTCCATTTCACCTCTTTTTACATATTGAATAAACTCACTCATTCTAAAATTTCCAATACCCATATTATATATCATTGAAACCATTGTATTATACATATTTTGTGTAATATTTGGTTTAATACCTTTGGCTTCCCAATCATTTAGTATTTTATTTAACTGATTCTTTGAATCTTCAATATCATCTCGTAATAAGATTTCAGCTTGTTTTTTTGTAATCTTTGTTTTTCCTGGAACTATTTTATGATATTTTGGTAAGAAAGTATAATTACCACCAGTGCTACCTCTGTTTGGATTACCAAATACGGCGTGTCCATAACCAATTGTTTTTGCACCATCACCAATATCATAAGCGATTAAGATTGGTTCACCTTTATGTATCAATGAACCTTCTTCATATTTTAAATGATCGATTAAATTATCATCATAATTTCTAATTCTTTCTATTTTTGTTTCTTTCGATCCACCACCAATTTTTATCGGTAGTTCTGTTTTTTCTGGTTCAACTGGTGTTGGTTCAGATATTGCTTGATAACCAATAATACCCATCAAGGAATATAATGCGTATTTTAATATTTTTTTCTTTAAACTATCATCAAGATTTTTTATTTTTTCTTTGAGTAAATTCAGATACTTTTTGGCTTCTTCTTTTGTTTTTAACCATAGTGTTGAAAGGTCAATGTTTTTCTTTATATCGGTAAAATCCCATTCAAAATCTGGTTCATCGTTTTCATTAATTGTATTGATTGGTTTTATTGCCAAATCAATATACATTGAACTTAATTCTAAATTTTCATTTAAATCTCTTGTGTATTTCCTAAATCTTGATGGTGAGTTTTTGACTGCTGACTTTGGAAATCTGGTTCCAACACCTTGTCTGCGAGCCATTTTAAATGTTCTTGCGTATTCTTCAAGTTCTTTTTTCTTTTTCCCATCACAATGTGCTCTTTGTGAAAACCCTTTTGGATTATCACAGTCGATTGAATCCTTATATTCTTTGGACCATTTTTCTTCTAATTCTTCTTTTAATATTTTTCTAATTAGTTGTTTCATTTGTATATAAATACTTGCTATTACCACAATTGTATATTCTATAATAACCTAAATTATTCATTATTTGTGATTCCGTTAAATTTGAATCATATCCTTGTTTTACCAATTTATGTTTTTGGTAGTTAATTCTATTTTCTTTTTTACCATTAATAACATAAAAATAATTCGGTTTCGTGTCTCCATCATATTTAAAACCTAAATTTTCATATAATTGACCGGTTCCCCACGATAAATCACAATAAGATAAAACGGTATTTGGTTTTTGTTCTTCTAAAAATGTTTTAAACAATTTTGATGCTCCACCAATTACTGTTGTATTTAATTTGTTGCAAAACCTAACAAGTTCATATTCGTTTAGATTTCCATTTTTATTTAATACCTTTCTTGTTTTCATAAAGGTCATCAAAGATACTAATTCGTTATTAAAATAGAGTCCGTAATTAATGTTGGTATTAACAAATCCTTGTAAATGGTTTTGTGTTAAAAAATCTTTAATTATATTCTTATTTTCAATTTTTTTAACTTGTGTTTTTCTGGCATATATTTTCTTTGATTTATTAAGTATATTAATTATAATTGACTCAATTATGTTATTTTTGAAGTCAAAATCATCTTCAAAAATATGAACCAACCTTATACCATTTTGTTGACATAATTTTGTTTTATTTATATGATAATTTTTTTCGGTAAATAGTTCTGAATGCCACCTTACACCATTAAATTCAAAACCAATTTTTAATTCTGGTAAATAAATATCAATTTCCCTTCTTCCGATTTTATATGTTTGAATTATAGGTCCATCATAATTTTTTGAAATTAATTTATATAATAAAACTTCTTTACCGGATATATTTGGATTAATTGGATTACATTCACAACATAATTCTGTTTTACTTATTTTTCTATTAGTGAATAAACCTTTGGGTATTTTTGTTTCATTGTGAATTTCACATTTGATTATGAAATGTTTTTCATCTTGATTGACAACCATCGGATTTTCTTTTTTAAAAATTTCAAAGACGGTATTTTTTCTTTTTATTTTTTCATTGTCTGAATTTTTCTTCATCCATTCTTCACTCTTTCTAAAATGTTCTACACCCCATTTTTTTAAATTGGTTTCTTTGGATTTTTCTTTAAAGTTTTCAGTCTTGAATGGTATTACATTACCATATTTTTCAATGAAAGTTTTTTCTTTTTTATCTTTTGAGCATTTAGATGAGCAAGTATAATATCCGCCATTTTTGACGGATTTATTATACCTTCTATATTGTATCTTTACTTCTTTACCACAAACATCACATACAGCATCAACAATGAGATGACTTTCTGGATTAACTAAATGAATTGGTAATTTATTAACTTTATTAAATTCAACTTCAATGTTGTTTTTTTTATAATAGTCATAAACATTACCAGCAATTCTAAATTCAAGTTCTTTGGTTAATAACATAATAATTCTTTACTATAAATATAGTAATCTATTCATTTATGTCCACCGATAAAATTATTTTTTCTAATTTATAGTTATTAACCTTTATCAATCTTATCTTGAAGAACTTTCACAAACTCGTTTTGAATCATTTTCACAAACTTAATATATGCTGCGTCTTCTTTTTCTGGGTCATATCTATATTTTCCTCGTGGTGGTCTTGTTGATCTACCAAGGTAATTTAAACTTGAAATGTTAGTTATACATTTGTGTCCCCCACTATTAGCTTTTATCAAATCCCACGCATTTATGGTAACTTCATCTAACATTTTCTTCTCATCTTCATCCAAATCACTAAATGGTTTTTCCATAGTCTGATATATGTTTCTCATATATTCTTTGTTTCTTTGTGGTGATTTAAATTCATTACCATATGTGGCAACAAAATCTTTAAAAGTAAAACCAACAGATTCAGGTCCAAACTCTACCCCACTTTCTGAAACCCACTTAATTGTTGATAATGGAATTTCTCTTGATTTTAATTGTCCTTCCCATTTTGATAATACCTCTTGTGCTATTTCACCAAGATTAACACCTTTTAATTCTCTTTCTTTTTTAAATGGATTACAAGAAGCTTGAACCAAACCTAATGGCCAAGCAATAACAATAAAGTCAGCTTCCGGATTGTTTTTAAATGGTGTGTATCTATCATATGAACCTGGAGCAAATGTGCTACCACCACCATACTGAACGATTATTCTATCCTGAACTTTCACATTTTTATGTGATTTCATTTGTTGGATATAATCTTCTCTATTTTTTTGTAGTTGTGGTATTTTAGCGTAGTTCTTTTCAACCATTATCCTTTTAATATTATTTAAGATACTCAACAATGATGGTTGTGATTTCATAACCAATTCTTCCAAGAATCCTGGTTTGTTTTTGAATGCTAATAATAACTTATTGGTTACCAATCCCATCATAAACTTATTTCTTCTGGCAGATTGACTCTTATCTAATGTGAATAAGTAATTAATAACTTCATCAACTGAAATATCTTTTGCAACATAGTTCGCCGAATCCACCGTTGAAATAAGTTCGATATCTTCTGGTGTGAATATTTCTTTTGGTGATACAATTTGTGATATTGTTTCAACATTTGATCTTGAATGTCTGAATGATGTTGCTGTGTCTTTTTCAACACCAGCTTGTCTATCGTGGTGATCCGTATGAATTACGAACATCGGCTTGCCATTAGCGAAGTCAACCAAAACCGGCATAACATCACCATTAGCGTCTAATTTCTTAACCGCAAATTCTTTATCTCCGTATTGAATTATTTCGGTATCTACTACTTCAATTCCTTTTTGCTCAAGATAATGTTTCATCGCAAGAGCCGTGGTAACGCCATCCAAATCTTGATGAAAATATATTTTTGCTTTTTTATATCTTTTAGCTAAATTATTTATATCACGAATCCCACCTTCAGTTAGGATATTTCTATTTTTTTTTAACATAAATTATTTGTTTTTACATAAATACTTGTTTGGTTCAATTAAATCACCATTCTCTATTTTTATTTGTGTTAATTTCTTCTTGGATAACAATATGTAATTTCATCTTATATTTTTGAAAAATTCTATAATGTAAAACACCTCTTAAATCAATGAAGTCAAGGGATGGTGAAATACTACTATAGTAAATATTAACCCAAATTCTAAAGGTTGGGTAAACACTTCCAGTCTGAAAATCTGGTATGGATTCTATTTTTTCAATATCATTAATAACAAGTTTTTCAAATGATTCCATATAATCACAATCACGCCAATTATACCAATCACCAGACTCTAAAGATTCGTCATAATCTTCACATTCTTCTTGAAGTTCGTTAATTGTTTCTTGGATTATTCGATTAATGAATTTATTTATTTGACTTTCAGTTAAAAGATATTTCATATTAATAAGTATTCCTTCAAAATAAAATTTTGTTTATATTTGGATATGATTCCACCAAAAACTATTAGTAATATAAAAACATTTATTAAAAGACATAGTAATAATAATATCATTAATATTGAAAATATCACCTACCAAGCATATTGTGATGATCCAAGCTATGTGGAAGGGTTCAATAGTTCAAGGATGATTATTGTTAAACATAAATTGATTTTGGAATGTAGATGTAAAGACGATTCTTACTTTGAAGGATATAATGAATTAGGAAAAATGGTTCATATTATGTTTAGAAATGAATTAATTGGTATTGATGGAGTTGTTGTCAGATATAATTATTCGAATTATTTTTGTAAAGATTAAGTCCACCCTTGTTCTCTAGCAAATTGACCTCTAATTCTTTTTGCTCCAGTTTTATCTGCTGGTCTTTCAATATTATCAACAATCCAGTTAACCCAAGAAATAACATCTTTATCACCTTTTCTTTGTTCTGGTTTTATTTTTTCCGATATATAATCAAGTTGTTTGTTATAATCAAATAGAATCTTTAATTTTTCATCAACATTACCACCACTGGCACTTGATCCATTCTTTTTTAAGAACTCAATTCCTGCCCCACCACAAACATTAAACTGCCATAAACCAAACGAACAATATTTTTTATCACCGACTTGAATTGATTTACTTGATTTTTGTGCATAAGAACCACCATCACCCTTTGCTTGGATGTTAAATCTACTTTCACCAAACGCATTTGCAACTAAACCTTTTGCGGCATTTTCATCAACACCCTTCGACATCAAATCATTTAATAATTTTTGTGCGTCGGTGTTTTTGTCACCATATGATTTTACATCACTTGTTTGTATCTTATATCCAGGTAAGAATTTTTCTGTTAATTTCTGAATTGTTTTTAAATCAAAATTTCCGGTTTGATTTAAATTATTTTCCGATTGGAATGATTTTAATACTGATTGTGTATTCTGATCTAAAACACCATTGAATTTAATATCTTCTCTTGTAACAATATAAAGAACAATTTGCATAGCTCTTATGTCCTTGGTTGGGCTATTTTTTGTAATTTCTTTTCCTTTACCAACAAGATTCGTATAAACCTTAACAAATTTATCAAATGTTTCTTTTCTACTTTTTTCTGTCTTGTTGTTATTTCCTTGTGTCTCACCAACATATTGATTCACCAAATTTTTAAGTAATGTATGTTTTGATGTGTTAGCGTGAATACCATCATTAGTCCAACTATGGTCGCCTTCCAATGGTGGAACAACCTCAGCATTTGATATTGAAGTTTTTAAGTCTTTTTGAAATTCTATACATCTCTCTAAAAATCTTTCCTGACAACTCTTACTACAATAACTTGTTGGTTTTAGTTTTTGTGGATCCATAATAGTTGCACTATCGAACCCAGAAACAACAATTGCCTTACCACCTTGTTGGTTTGTTAAATCAACCATTTTTTGAATATTACTGATTGCTTCATCGATAGGTTTTGACGACATCATATCGTTTGTTCCACCAAGAATAAAAACCAAATTGAACTTGTTTTTACTTAATTCATTTTTTAAATTAGACAACATCCAATCTGTTTTAACACCAACTTTTGTTATATTTGTTGTATTCCAATTCGGATGTTCTTTAGCTAATTGATAATTCCAAGTCCAACCTTCTCCGGCACTATGACTATCACCAACAAATAAAACATTTATTTTATTTTCATTATCTTCATTAATGATTTTAGTTATTTTTTTGAATTGATTTTCGGTGATAATAATTTTCATATTTATATAAATATGTTGTTGGTTTAATCTTTATAATTTTTCCAGAAGTTAAATAGTTCTTTATCGTTATATTCCTTACCTTTATTATCCCAACCACACATATGACAAAGATAAGGATGTTTGTCCTTATTTTCTTTTTTCCAAGAATGTCCACATTTACATTTGATTCTTTCACCAAATAGTTTATCTGCTTGTTTTTCTGTAATAATTATTTTCATTTCTTTAATGTATCAATAATTTCTTCCTGGAAGAAGTTTTCAATTTCGGCTTCACTATCTTCTTTTGTTAATATATCTTGCAATCTTACATCTTCATCACTCAATGTGCTATAGAAATCATAATCAATTAAATAACCCCTTTTGTCTGTTGCAATCACACCAAGAAATTCATCACCATTAAATGTGATTTCACCGTAATATTCAATTTCATCACCCTTATCCATTTCTTCTGAAAATTCAAATGTAAATGGTCTTCCTTTTAAGTTATATTTAAATTTCATTCCTTCTCTTTCGTCAGTATCATACAAATCATCATCGTTAAATTTAAATTCTTCCGGATTACCACCTTTGTCTGTATGTTTTTTGAATGCTTTTAATATATCTTTTTCGGTTGATTTTAATTCTTCACCATTTTTCATTTTGGAATATAGGTCTAATACTTCATCGAAATTTTCTGTCAACATCTTATATTGACTTTCTGTAATTATTATTTTCATATCTTATTAAAATTTCCAGTTTTTATTTCTTTTTTATCTTCAATTGGAATAACATAACATTTGTTGTCGATATCCAACTTATAGTTTTTATTTGGGAATGAAACAAAATCACCAGTTCCAATATCAACTAACATTATTCTACCAACTCGCATACCCAAATAATTTTTCGGTAGTGGTGTATTGATTAAAATACTATCTTCTTTTTCTGACATTCCGGTAAGTTCTTTTATTTGATATGATTTACCATTTATTTCCAAATCAATTCCATAATCTCTATCGTATTTTGATCCTGGTGGAAAATATTTAATATCAAAATTTTGACTTTTTAATTTTTCAATAACATATTTTTCGGTAATACTTCCTTTATTATATGTATTCATATTGGTTCTAATCAATTCTTTTAAAACTGGTCCTTCTTTGAATAGGTTTTCTTTTTCTTCGATTAACCATTTATAAAAATCTTTTGGTGTATTTCCTTTATTGGTTCTATTGAAATTATCTAACAATCTATTTTTCACATATTTGTGTCCACCAAAATAATTTAAAATGGACCAGTTGGATAAATCATTTAATGTAAAAATATCAATAATTCCATATTTACTCTTATCGTCATTCCAACCTAAATTATCTTTATAGACTTCAAATAAAATTGTATTTAACATTTTGGCGAATCTTTTATTATTTTGAATAAACTCAACATTTAAATTCTTTGGTTCGTTATCTTCAGATTCAATTTTAATGTAGTCTTTGAATGTATCGTCATTTGAATTATCATTAAAATCAGTATCGAGTTGACTTTCGTTCAACCCCATTAAATTTAAATTCCTTTTAACTTCGTTTAATATTTTGTTTTCCATTTTATTTAAAATAATTTTCATCAACTATTATTGGTTCACCGGATTCAATGGTTTTTGTTACTTTGGTGTAGGTTAAAATTCCATCATTGTCTTCATTGTTTTTTAATGTCATTTTACCAAAACCACCACCTTCATCATTCCATTCTTCATTATTTAAAACATCAGAAATCAATTCATTAAACTGGTTTCTGAAAAATCTTAAAGGTTTATCGGTTTTTATATGTGTTATTGAATGGTCGAAATTACCGTCAAAACCATTATATTCAATTTTAATTTCATCCAAATCAAGATTATCTATATATTCATCTATTAAGCCAAAACCATCATAATCTCGCCAATTAAAATTTATAAATTTTTCATCTTCTTTGATGTATTGATAAAATTTTGGTGTAATTTTAATTTTTCTTTTTCTTGGATTAATTGTTATGTCAACCCAAAATGCGGAATCTTCTTCATTTGTTCTACTATATAAATCTCTGGCTAAATCATTTATTAATTTATATATGAAATCTTGAAAAATATCCAACATTTTTAAATTTTTCCCGTCTTCTGTAACCCAATTTGACCCAAAGTATTCAATTTCATCAAAAAACATATCCACATTAATACCAACTGATCCTACCGGATTTAAGTATGCCATTAACGCTTTAAATTTCTTATTCATATTTATTTTATAGCGTCAAGTTTTATTTTTAAATTCATACCAGTATCACCGTAATCTTCAAAAGAACTGTTATATTTAACATAAATATAATCATCCCAAATTAATATTGAACCATCAAAAGGGGGTCCATCATACCAATATGTGCCTTCACTTCGTGTTATTAAATCATTACAGATTAACCAATATGTGTCATAATTATTAACTCTTAATAATTGGTTGTCAAATTCAAAATCAAAAAGTTTAAAATCATCCCAAGCTGTTTTAAATTCAAAAGATATTTTATTAACTTCATCACCACCGGTTTCTGGCACATAACCATTTCGTATATCTTGTATTTTTTGTTGGTAATTTTGGTTTAAATCATTAATAGTGTATTCAAATTCCTTACTTACTTGAGACATTTGTTTGTGTTCACTACGAAAAACAATTTCATTCTTAAATGGATATATCTCAACAAATAGATGCCAATAATTGTCATAATCATAATCAATATAAGAATCAAACTTATTTATATTATTAATAATAATTTCTTTAAGAATATCATTGATTGATAATGAAAGTTCGATTTCTTTATCGTCTTCAGTCAATCTATATATTTGATCCCAATATTCAATATAACTACCTTCAAATTCAATATTGGTTGTTAATTTTTGATTACCAAAACCACGTAAATATCCAAATAATAATCTTAATTTATTTTTCATCTTTAATCAAAATTTTCAACATTATCTGGTGTTATTTCTAAATTTATTCCTGAATCAACATATTCGTGTTTTTTAATTGCACCACTTGTTATTATATCATCACCCCAAATTCTACAGTCTAAATCGGCTCCAGCGTCATCATTCCAATAACTACTCCCTGTTATCTTTGACATTAAACCATTTCCTATCGACCATAAAACATCATCAAGTTCTCTGGTAATTTTTGTTATACGACCATCAACTTCAAATTTATATACATCACCATCACCCCATCTTCCATACATTTCAAAATCAAATTTTGCTGTGTCGGAATATTCACTATATAAATAATCAATCCCTTCTTGGGTTTCTTGTTTTAATTCGGAATATGTAAATGTTCTTTGGAAATCATCCATTGTTTCTTCTTTATGTGTTCCCGAAAAAACTAACCTATTTTCTTTTGGGTAAATATCAATATATAAAGTCCAATATTCATCAATATCTAAATTAATATATTTCCTAAATTCATACCACAAAGAATCAATTAGTTCTTTTAATATTTTTTCAATAAAAGATGGAATATTAAAATCATTAACACCTCCGACTGAAAATTTACCTCTCCAGTCTTCAATATTATCTCTATCCATAATAATAAGAGTTTCAAGTTTTTCATAACCGAAACCCCTTAAAACTCCAAATAATAATCTTAATTTATTTTTCATTCATCTATATTATCTAATGTTATGTTAAAATCAAGTTCTGTCCTTTCGTAATCTTTTTCTCTTTTCCAGTAATGAATGTAGAACTGATTTTCTGAATATGTAATTGTTCCATATGCTCCAGGGTCTTGCGCCCACCATGCACCTTCAACAATTCGCATAATGTCGTCGGTTAAATCAGCTAGTGTATTATCAAAATCATCATAAATGATTATTTCATCATTCATTCTTCTTTCCGAAATTTCTGTTTCGTCCCAAGTTGCCGAAAAACCAAATTTAAATTTTTCAAGTTCCTGATCTTTTATTTCAAAATATTGGAATTTTAAATTATTTAATTGTAAAGTCGAAACTAAATTGGTAAAATCGGATCTTCTATATTCGTGTCCGATAATAACCTCACATTCACTTTGAAAATTTATTCTTTTTTCATAGGGATAAATTGTAATATACAAGGTCCAATAATCACTTTCAGTGTAATCATTCTTTGAATGAAATTTATTAACATATTTCTTAACAATTTCTTCAACAATATCAAGAATTGATTGTGGTGGTTCGTGTTCCGTTTTTCCATCTGGTGTTGTGAATCTTTCTTGCCAATCTTCAATTTCTGAATATTCCAAGTTCATATATGTTTCAACACTTTCACCTAAACCTCTAAAATAACCAAATAATATTTTTAATTTATTTCGCATATTTTTATAAATATTCAATCATCAAGTTTAAATTCAATAGTTTTTACATATTATAGTTTATTAAATGGTGTTTTTGAAGTATTTATTTTAATATGAAGGAACTTATAAGGCATATATTGAATGAAGAGGTTAATAGTAAAGCCGGTGAAAAACTTCTTCAAATTAGAGATGAACTAGGACTTGATAAAGCGATGAAAGCCGTTGGTGGTCTTGATAACTTTGTTAGAATAGTTTATGGTGGTGATATTAAAAATTTTTTTGAGGATAACGATATTAAACCTTACTATATAACAGCAGAACCAAATTTAAACATTGCCGATATAATTGTTCAATCATTGGATTTACCAGATGCACCTTTTAGTAGTGGTCGTGAAAAAGAATTAGGTAAATTTTCTTGGGTTAGTGGTGGAATGAGATATAGTTTTACCGCTTATTTAAGACGAGTTAATTTTGATTCTGGTAAAATAGAATGGAGAGTTGTTGGTCAAAGTGGTGATTCCGGATTTGGTTATAGTTTCATATCAAAGGAAAATACATTAGGCAAAAGAGCAAGAATGCAAATATTCCAACAAATAATTGATAAGTATAATTTGGATAGTTACAAATAATGAAAGACCTAATTAAGCAGATATTAATGGAAGAAATTTCAAACCCAGAAAGGATATCGAAGAAATATCTTTCCCAATTAAATCTTGAACCTTGGGAAGATATAAGATATAATTTACAATATCTTGTTGTTCCAAAGTCAAATCAAATAATTTTTCTTTTAGTTAAAAACGATTTTGAATGTTCGATTCTTGAGCACTTTTATTATATGTTAAAAATGTTTTTTAAATATGATGAACAAGAGATGACATATTTTGTTTATGATTATCTAAAGGATAATGGGTTGGATTTACCTTTTAATAAAGAAGATTTTTGGTTATCAAGTTCTTCAAATGAAGGAAATGCAAGCAAAGAAGATGGTGATAGACCAATAAAAAGAAATAATTTAAACGAACAAAGAAAACCGAATTTAAAAAATAAATTCACAAAAAATTGGTTAAAAAGATTCAAGGATCTAAAAAAATATAAAAGTGAAGACGGTAGATTCATTTATCTTGCTTTTGAATCCGGACAGATTGTTGTTTCTTTGGATACACAAATCAACGAAACAGGAATAAATAAGGAATTAATCTTTGACCCAATAGAAAATGTGTTAGGTGAAAAGGAAGCCAGAAGAAAAATCATTGGTTGGTTATTAGATAACTACCATTTAAGTGGTATGGGTTATGTTGTTAGTAGAAGTTCTGATAGATTAGGAACAATAAGTTCCGGTGATACTTTAATCGAATCAAAAAAAATTAATGAATCAACCGAAAAAACTAAATTAGAACGATTTTTTATCAGTAGGTGGGACGAACAAAAAAAGATGGGAGAACAACCAAATATTGCAAATCTTGATTTGATGGGTTTAAAATCAAAGAGGAATGAAATTATAGGTTATTTTATGGATTATATGGGATTTGGTGAGATTAATAGTAGAACTGAAGCTGTTAAAAAATATTTGCTTGGGAATACTTTCACCGAAAAACAAATAACAAATATGGATAACTTTGATGATGGTAAGATAAAAATAAGATTTAATAAAGTTGAGTTTAGTGAAAATGATAATCAAGTTAAAAACAATATAGATTTGGATGTTGAATTTACAGTGTTAAGTGGTTCTTTTTATAATAGTGAAGAAGGTGAAACTTATAGTTTTTCAAGTGATTACAACCCATTTGAGGATTTTGTAACTTATTTTGAATTTAAAGAAGAAATAGAACAAGTTGTTGAAAGTTTTATTTTTAGTACACTTGAAGATTTTGGTTATAAGATAAATAATGATTTTGATAATATCAGTGTAAAATGGTGATGAAACAATTAATTAAAAAAATATTAAAAGAAGAAACCGAATTTAATATACTTGAGAAATTCGTAAAAAGGGAACTGGATAAAAAAGTTAAAATGGGTGAATTACCAAGAATATTTCACCAATCACTAAAATTATTAAGTCTTGATAAATATGTTGACGAAATTCAAAAAATATATTTTGACTATGTTGGTGGTCCAGAAGAAGCTTTTAAAATGTTTAAAGATTTTATTAATAATAATATAATAACAGAAAAAGATTTAAAGGATGTTGGTATTAATTTACCAGCGGAAGATAAATTTAAAGTTAAACTATTAATTGATAATCCAGATTATCGTGGTAAAAGAATTGTTGGTAGAAATGATGAATTGGAAATGGGTTTTTCAATTTTAGATGCCACATTAATAACCGATGAAGGATTACTTACGTTAGAAGAATTATACCAAGATGAATATAATGATATTTGGGTTGAAGTTACAGATGATTTAAGATATCAAATTGAAGGTTATGTTGAAGAAGTTGCAGCGTCATTCTTTTTGGAATTTTCGTTGATTTCAACAGAATTTATGGATTAATTTTTAGTAGTTATCGTTTTTATAAATTTTCTAATTGTTTTAATTATTTTTTGCCTTTCTGGATCTTTTCCCCCTAAACTACCGGGCCAATTTTCAGGAATAATTTCAACTTCTTCAAGTAATTCAATTACTTGTCTTGTCCAGTATGATTTTGCTTGATAAGAATTAAACCCATAACCTGGAAAACCATCAAAAGTATATTCTGTAACACTTAAAGGTTCAAAATCTTCAGCATCACCAATTTTTCTTTCAGTGATAGTTATCCTTCTAATTAGAAAATTTAATATACGAGAGTCAAACTCCTCGTTTTGTGAGGAGTTTGATTCTTTTTCGTTTTCTGTTATTTTTATTTTCATTTAAGAAATTTCAATTTATAAATTGTTGAATTAATTAATTCTTGCACAGTATCGATTTGATTTTGAATATAACTATCATCAACAGAATCTCTATTTTCTTCAATAATGTCTAATAGTCTTTCGAAGTATGAAATTGTTTTTTTATTATTTCTATATTGTTCCACTTTAAAAGTTTTGAAATTCTTGATAATTCCATACTTTCCTTGGTATGATTCCACAATACCATCAAATAACGCAACAACAGCATCGTAATAACCATTTAATGCGATATGTTCAGCATAAGACTTTGTTTGTAAATGAAATACGTGTGCTTGATTTCTTGAATGTAAAATATTACATACCATTTCACAAAAATCGTCATTTGATTCAGAATCATCTTCTACATCTTCACTATCATCCTCTTCCTCCTCTTCTTCAGATTCATCTTCATCGTCTTCAAGGTCTTCTGTTTCATCATCTTCAATATCATCTTCGTCTTCCTCAAATAGATTTCGTTTTTTGAGTTCTTCATAAAGTTTTTCTGTTAAATCTTTTTCCATAATTATTTATTTAATTATAAATATTAGGAAAATATAGAATTTAGTAAATTATCCTTCAACAAATTCAATTGTATTAGTTTCAGAATCCCAGTCAATAGTCATTGGTTTGTTTCTGAATTCATATCTATCGTTCAAAACCGCAGCATTGAAGAAGTGTGTTTCACCGTTAAATATGTAGCCAAACCCTTCGTGGATATGGCCCGAAATGTGTAATTTTGGTTTAACTTCTTCAATTTTTTTCAATAATTCTTCACAACCAACATTTATTCTGTTGTATGAAACATAATCCAATTTACCAAAAGCTGGACCGTGTGTGATTAATATATCTACATCGTTTGGTATTAAATCCCACTTCTCTTTTATTTTTTCACCACGAGGTAAATTGAATGCCCAATTGTGAAATTCTGGTTGCCAAGGACTACCCCATATTTTAAGTTCCGGTTCATCACCATCTTGGATTCCCATATATTCATCCTGAAGATAATCTATGGTTTTATAACCAGTAAGTAATCCTTTGATTTTATCTGGATTATCTTGGAAACCAAAGTCGTGATTCCCAGAAATAAAGATTTTATGGTCGTAGTTATTGATACCATCATACCACTCAAAGAAATCTTCCAATTCGTGTGTATAACCTCTACTTGATATGTCACCAGCACAGAGCAATATATCACCACCAGGTAAAAAACCATCCAACAATTTATGTTTGTTATGTGTATCAGATATAAATGTTAGACGTTTTTTCATATCACAAAGATAATAAATTATTTCAAACCTTACAAAGTAAAATATATAAAAACACAGTAATTGTCCCTAATAAATAAACTAATTTCGCTTCCAAATCTTTTTCTTTCATTTTATATTTTTTTCCATTTATTATCACTATCCAAAATGAATGATCCGATATGTTCGCGTTTCCATTCATTTGGTTTAACCAAAGATAAAAATTTTTGGTTATTGTTTCCATAATACAAATGATATATTTCACCGATAACGGGTTCAAAATTAAACTTCGACTGATAAACAACTTCATTCCAAAGATGTTCTTCCAAAAGTTTTTCATACTCGTTTTTTAATTCCAAAAAACGCGTTTCAAATTGTTTATTAAGTTTAATCACTTTAGACATTTTCCAAGAATGGACATCATCAACTTTAATTGCTGGTGCACCAATATTAGAACCATAAGGTAATAATCCAGGTGAATCTACAACATTATCAGGTTTTCCCATTAATACTTGTCAATTTGATTTTTAATTTTTTCCAACAATTCTTCTGGTAAATTTTCATTACTCAAAACTTCTTCAAGTAATTCTTTAATTTCTCTTTTTGATCTTTCTTTGGATTTGATTCTTGTTTTAAGTTCAGTCTGATAAATATAAAATGATATTTCATCAACACTTTTTAACTTTTGGAGGTATTTTTCAATTCTTTGGTCTAACTTCCTATGTCTATGTAAATCACTAACTGTTGGTAGTGCTTTAAACAATTCATCCAACCTACCTTTTAGGTATTGTATTTCTCCGTATTTTAATATTCCTTGTTGTGTCATAAAAAATGTTTCTTAAACAAAGATAATAAATACTTTATAATATTTCAATATGGATTGGTTTTAAATGTTATAATTTGTCCTATTGACATTATAAAATTAGTTAATTATAATTGTATAGGTCAGTTAGCTCAGGTGGTAGAGCAATCCCCAACTCATAAGGAAGGGGACGTGTCATTGGTTCGAATCCTTTCCTGACCACAATGAGTAAGAGATACTCACCAGTCTTTTATCCAAGACTCATTTAACAATGGATAGGCAGAATGTCTACGGCCGAAGTGGGACATCTTGGGAATAATACTCGGAAAATCCTCCCTGTACCCAAGTAAGGATTGACTTTTTCAATGGGGATGCCCAACAGGTTTTTGAATATGAAATAACCGGTACGACTACCCACCCGTAATCTCAAGGTGGGGAAAAACATTAAAAAAGGGACTTTTTAAGGTCCCTTTTTCTATTATAAACTTAATAACATATCTATTAATTCTGGTTTTTACTATCCAGAAAAACCCAATTTAATTCTTTCGGATTTTTCAATCTATATGTAATCGTTTTAACGTGTAAGTTTAATTCGGTTGCACACATTCTAATTGAATCATAAACCACACCATTAACTAAAATCATTCGACCTTTACCCCACATTGGGTTTTTTTCACCGGTGTTTGTTCCTTTACGTAAAACACTAAGTTTTATTTTTTGTTCTTCAGACCATTTACGACCTTTATTTGATTTTTTTCTTCCTTCATTATATGATTTTTTTAAAGATATTGATATTTTTTCTTTTTGTTCATCACTCATTTTAATTCCTTTACGATTACTAATCCTACCTTTTCTTCCTAATTTTTTTATAATTTCAGACCTATTAGGGTTTTTGGAAATGGTGTCACCGCCGAGACCACTATTTTTCAAGTTGTATGAATTTTTATCTTTGGCTATATTAAATAGTTTTAAAAACCTATCTTCAAAATCAAAACAATCTTGTCGTGAATTAAAAAATTTTAATTTTTCAAACTTAAAATTTTCCTTACCATATTTTATATATGCTTTATTTAAAAAAATATTAGAACCACCATATTTTTTTAAATCTGATTGTTGTGTTGAACCATAATAATATTTACCATTTATTTCATTGGTTATTTTATAAAAATAACATTCCATAATTATTATAAACTTAATAACATATCAATTAATTCTGGTTGTGGAAACATATCCACCTTATCTTTACGAACATTCGTGTGGGTAAATAAACCCTTTGTTTTTTCAACTAAAGCCAAATCAAAATGATCGGATGCGTCAGCACCCTTT